TTCAAAACAATGATGGTCTAGGCCGTCTTCTGTTTGTTGGTTCTGACGGCACAAACATGCTCGCCGGAGCTTGGATTCGCGCAGAAGTAGACGGCACCCCCGGCACTAATGACATGCCGGGCCGACTAGTGTTCTCCACTACTGCCGACGGAGCGAGCAGCCCGACGGAGCGGATGAGGATTACTAGCAGCGGGCAATTATTGGTTGGAACCTCTAGCGCTGTTAATAATGCAGACCTCCAAGCTGCTAATTCTATTTCTGTCGGTGGCACAATCAAAAGAGAAGTCTCCAAAAGATTGAATCTAGCTGACAATACAAGTACAACTCTTTTTACATTCCAAATTCCAGGTGGGGGTTCTCAATCGCATCGCACATACGTCGGAGGGGAAATTTCTTACATTGTTGCCGTGGGACGTGAAACCTCTTCAAGAAATTCGCGGACAACTTATGGTAAAGTCTATTTCTCTATTGACAGGTTTTGGGAAAGCAATGCAAACAACCCTGTCTCTGTTAATCTTATAGATACAGACAAAAGCCTTTCGACTTCTAATGGATCAGCCCCAACAATTACATGGGCCATTACCACCGACGCTGGCATTGATAATGCCGCAAAAAATGCCTACTTAGCTATTACCGTAGACAACCCATTTACAAACACTATTCAGACCAACATTACCGGGACAATCTCTTATCATACTTTATCTTTTTCAGATGTAACACTTTCTTAAACCTCTTAGCCCACGTCACTAGGCGGGCAACCGGCCTACTCAACTGGTTGCACTCCTACTAACCTGCTACTGAACACGGTTTTTACCATGGCCACCAACTTTGTTTGGGGTATCAACACCCTTGAGCGCGAAACCGACGACGGCTTTGTGTTTACGGCCCACTACACCGTCAATGCCTCAGATGAGGCATATTCCTCTGGCGCATATGGCAGCATCGGCTTTCAGCGCCCCGACAACCTGATCCCATACAACCAACTCGACGAGCCAACTGTGATCGGCTGGGTACAGGAAGCCCTTGGCGGCGACGAAAAAGTTGCTGAAATTGAAGCTGCTTTGCAAACTCAAATCGACGAACAGCGTCATCCGTCTAAAGCTGCCGGCGTTCCTTGGGCTAACTGAGTCGTGCTAACTGCCGCAGTGCTTGCCGGTGCCTGGTGCGCCGGCATTTTTTTGGCTTACTGTCTAGTGGCAATTAACCCACGGGATGATTTGTAGTGGCGACAAAAGCAAAAACCGGCACCGGCCGGCTTGACCACCAAGCTGGTCGCCCCAAAACCACCCGAGACGGGTACGGCCAGAACAGTCGTCCTCGGAGACGCGGCAAGAAAAAACGAGTCGGCCAGGGCCGCTAATCTGAGAAAAAGGTCAGCGGCATGTCTTGTAATGGAGCACTTCGACGAGGCACCCGTTAGCACCAAACCCCCTGAAAACCCCTTCAACCAAATCGTGCCAGCTCTACTGACCGCTGCAGTGGTCGGTTTAGCTGGCCTTTTTATGCAAGTTGCCAAGCTGGACCAGTCAGTCAACACCGTCGCCGCCGACATCCAAGAACTCAAAAACGACTCCAAAGAACGGCTCACAGATCTCGAAACCCGCGTGCGTCATATCGAAATGACCGTCGGCAGCAAAAAATGAGCGTCGTCAACACCACCGACTACGGCAACGGCTTCAGCCTGGATCAGCTGGAAAACGAGCGCGGCGAACTGTACTACCGCGCCTGCAAAGACAGCATCTGCCGCTACGCCGAGGACCACTACATCGCAATGATGTATCTCGAAGGCATGGGCTGGGACTTTAAGCAAACTCCCCTGGCTTAGCCCCAAAATCCGGCCCCGGGTCCCGCCCCGTCTTCAACACCGCCACCGCCCTCGCATAGAACGGGCTGCTGGTCTTACCTGCGCGCTCCAGGGCCTCCTTCACCTTCGCCCAGTTCTCCCGAGTGCGGTCGTCCATCAGTACAGCCACTCGGCTGCAGGCCTGGCACCGGCCCCAGGAACGAAACCTCCGCCCCCGCGCGTGTCCATATGCACGAAGCCGCGTGGTCGCCCATCGCCCAGACCCCCAGTCCACCTGACTTTTATCCACTGGTAGAAGCTGTCCAGGCTCCGGTCCACTGAGTAGAGGTCGAACGCCTCCCCGAGGACGTGCCTCGAGCCCGGTACCCCTCCCACCTGGGCATTGATCGGCTCCGGCCTGTAGAAGCTCGTCACCCCCAGGGGCCGCCCCCACGCCTCGCGCACTCGCTGAAACTCCGCCGCAGTGCGCAGCAACCGCGTCCGCACCGACGACGTCGGCCCTGGAATTCGCCGCCGGTCCCACTGCAAGATCTCACCCACAGTCAGATTTGGCGTTACTAGACAGTTGAAGTCGCCCCAATCGACATCAGGGCGCATGAACTCCCCCGAGCCGATCACCTTCCGCCAGTGTGGCTCGAACACAAACCAAGTCCCGGCCCCCGCCGCCAACTCCACCCGCGCATGCCCATCCGCCGGCCGCTCCGTGTATGCAACCACTGCATAATCTTTCCCGACGGGCACCAGAACCTTCTCCTTCTCACCGAGCTCGGCAGCCGGAACTGGCTCCTTCTTCAGCCATGTCACATGCACCGCCTCGATCCGGTACAAGATCGACTTTGGCTCCGCCTTAACCACAGGCTTGCTCACCACCGAGGACGGTGCCCGCTCATCCATCAGCTTGATCAACTTCTCTGCGTAGGTCGGATCTGTCGCGTACCCCTGATCCACCAACGCCTTCGCCGCATCCCCTCGCGTCGCCGCCCGATTCACCCCCTCATATTTATCCCAGTCTTTGTACCATCGAGTAACCAAGTATCTAACACACGCCCCTAGATCAGAAAAGTCGATAAATTCTGCCGTTATCGTTATCCACTTTCCGTCGACAAACTCTTTAGTTTCCTTACCCGTACCTGCACCTTTTAACCCAAAGTAATTGTGTTTACCACTCGTGTGCTTCCCGTAGCCACTCTCAAGTGCCCACTGTGCTGCCACAAGCTCGGGGTATTTAGCCCCAGCATCTTCCCCTGCCTGCCGCACACCCTCCCAGGTGTTCGAGTACGTCTTGCGAGTAGCCACAGATTTCGCGCAGATACTTCACGCTACCGGCGCCGCTGCACCTCACGCCAATAGCGGTCCTCAACCTTGCCCTGCCAAGCCTGGTACTGCGACATACGTGCCGACGCCCGAGCTCGTTTCTTCCGCAGGTTCCAGTCATAAAAAAACTGGGCATCCTCCACCAAGCGATGAAGGAGCCCATTTGGTAAACGCTCTGCGATTCGGTTAAGTCGAGCCAACAACCGAGAACGCAGCTCGCTCTCGTCCATCAACCAGCCACAGCCACAGACTTACTGGAGGCTTTTACGCTCGCTGCAGATTGAGGCACAAGCCGAATTGCATCATCCTCGATCACGATCTGCAGTTCATCGCCCGGCTCCACACCAAACTTCTCCGAGTACGTCTTGCCTACCAAAATCACACCATTACGATGGACGGTAGTCATAAACTGTGCTGCTTTACCAGGCTTCTTGCTGGTTTTCAGCTTTACACCTTTAGCTTCAAGCAGTGCCTCGTGCAACTTACCGATGAGCAAGCGCTCATTACCCTTATCCGTATTGCGCACGTAGCCAGCCTCGCGAGCTAGCTCGGCTTGATCCATGTCCGCATTGGCTTTCACAAATGAAAGCAGGTCTTGCCCAGTGAGCATGAGTGGTAAAACGCTACGAAAACAGCGTATCACACAAAGCTCTACTTGGCATCGGCCCAGCTACTACCAAAAGAAGCTTCCGCCACGATAGGCACCAACTGACAAACTACCGAACCCGCGGCTTCCATAGCTCCGGCTAATGTTTTCGCCCACTTCTCCACTACCCCATCCTCAACCTCGAGAACGATCTCGTCGTGCACCATGGCAATAAGCATCGCTTCCCCTGGCTTAGCCGCTTTTATGTTGTCCCATATCATCGCGATGGCAATCTTAGCGATGTCACCCGCTGTACCCTGCACTTGCGTGTTGATTCGCGTAGTGTATTTATCATTAAAGCCTGTCAGTATCCTACGCCTACCATACCTAGTAAATACAGCGCGCGTAGTCTTATTGCCTTCTTGCATCTGCCACTCATAAAGCTGGGGATACGCTTCACGAAACCCAGTAACAAGACCCTGGGCTTCTTCTAGCTCCATATCTACACCATATTGTGCAACAGCTTGCTTTCTTAACGTAGCAGCACCTGCCCCATACAAAAGCCCGAAATTACAAAGCTTCGCGGACGTACGCTCTTTCTTCGTAATAGTATCAGCACTTTTACCTGTCACTAAAGCTGCGGTCTCTGTGTGCAAGTCCCGCCCAGCTCGATACGCCTCCAGCATGCGCTCCTCACCAGATAGCTCGGCGGCCACCCTCAGCTCCACCTGACTGAAGTCAGCCACAACCAAGGTGTAACCCTCACGAGCGCGAAACAGGCGCCGAAACTCCCCCTCCCGCGGCACTTGCTGAAGATTCGGACCTGAGCAACTCAGCCTGCCCGTCGCTGTCCCCATCTGCCGGTACCCCGCATGGATCCGCCCATCCGGTCCAATCGAATCCAGCAGTTTCTCAATGTGAGACACACGGGTTACAGCCGCCTTCCACTCCATGTACATGGCCACGAGCTCGTACTCCCCCTTCAGAAACGCCAGCAGGTTCTGATCCAAACTCGGTGCTCCCTTCTCGTCTGGTGGCAGCAGAATGCCCGCCTGCTCAAACCGCTCCGCCATCTGCTTCGGCGAGCGCGGGTTGAACCCCTTGTAGCGCTTGGTTCCAGCGCGGATCGACCCCGAGTCCTTCTCACGTGTGTTTAAGACCCCGTCCTCATCCCGCGGTAGCCACACAGCCGGCTCATCCGGATGCTCTGCTGTGATCGCCGCATCCAACGCCTCAAGGAATGTCGTCTTAAGCGTCTCAGCATTGTCTTGCAATGAGACTTGCAGCGCCACGGCAGACACCGCATCAAATCCAAACCCGTTCCACTGCATCCGAGCGATGGGCCGAAGCGCCATCATCTCCAGCTTGAAGATGTCCCACAGCGTCACCGAGGGCGACACCTCTGACTCCTTCAGCGCTGCTACGAGTGCGGGCACCATCCTCGGTAGACACACCGCGTCCCGGGCGGCATAGCGGACCATCTCATCCGAGATCTCCCCTGCCCAATCGGCCTTCTGTAGCTCCTTAGGCAGCGGCACCTTCAGCACATGGCTTACCAGACTCCCCAGGTCGTTCTTTGCCCCTGTGCCGTTGTTCACCACCTTGGCGGCAATCATCGTGTCGAAGATCGAGCCACCGAGCTCGACACCTTCTCCCGCTAGGAAGTTCAAGTCGAATGCAGCATTCTGCAGCACCTTCTTCTTCGGCCCCTCGAGCAACGCCTTCAGCTGACGTAGCCCTGGTGCATCCCAAGGCAGCTGCCGCCCGCCCTCGGTGCGCCAACCTTCCACATCGACCACCAACGCATAGTCGCAACTTGCGACTTGGATGAGACGCACGCGATTCACCAGTGGATCCAGGCCAGTGGTCTCTGTATCCACGCCCAGCGGACCCACTGCCTCCCCGAGCTCGGAAACGCGCCGGGTCAGCAATGCCGCAGCCTGTGGACCACGAATGAAGTCGAAATCCACATTATCTAAAGCTTCCTTGTGAGCAAGGGATTCATCGGACGGCATACTCGGTTAAATGCAGTGGTTGTGTGGACGACCTTACTCTTAGCTTTGCTCAAGAAGCAGCACTAAGGCAGATCGATGATTGTACCAATGTAGCAGAGCTAAAAGCTCTAGCTAAGAGTCTCATTAAGTCTCACTTCACATCGCGCAGCTTCATAGCAACACTCTTGCTCCGCGAAACAACCCTGGGGCCCAGCCCCAGCTACCAGGCCGAGCTCGATGACGAGCTCCCCTGGCGCCAGGGCTAAGAGCGCAACATCAACCCCAATCGGTGTCCTCCCAATCTCCGTAGTCCTGCGTAGAACCGGGGGTCCCATATATCTCCGAGGCCGTGTCCAAAACCTCCGGCGGTTTTTCCGAAACCGCTGTGCTGGAGAGGGTTTCAGCCTCGGAGGTTTTGGACAACCCCTCCGTGTGTCCGAAACTGTCCGAAACCTCTAGGGGCATTTCGGCAGCGTTTTCCACAAAAGTTTCCACAGGCAGCTCGGTCTCATGCGTCGCAGCTGAGACTGTGCCTTGCTGAACTGTTTCGACCTCGGAGGTTTTGGACATTTTGGGGTTTTGGACAATTTCGTCTGTACCCTGTCCAAAACCCAAATCCCTTCCAGCACAAGGAGTTCCAAAGAAAGAAGGAGGGTTTTGGACACTCCGACCCTCGTATATAGGGGCTTTGACTGAAAAACCCACCTGGGGTCTCCCACCTTTAGGTCCCGTCTGTCTCACTTGGGTTTCCTCTACGAGGCCGGCAACAACCCACCGCTGCGCCCACCGCTTAACCGTCTTCTCACTGACGATCGTCCCTGGTCCCCTACGCCCTGCCAGCCGGCTATTGAGCGCGTAGCGCAGCTCCTTAGCTGTCATCGGCGCCTCTGCCTCCTTGAGGATCCCGAGAACGATCGTCCGTGGCGTCTCATCGCCCTGCCCACCGTTCTCTCGGGTCACAGTCGGGGTGAGATCCTCAATGCTCAGCGCTTCCTCAATGTCCTCCTGCACCAGGAAGCGATCCCCACCCCGCATGCCCCGACTCTTGTCGATTTCGAGGATGAGCGCATGATCCCCGTACTGAGCGCGCTCCTCGTCCGTCAGGTCCTTCAGTTCCCAGGTCTCGTGCACCGCATTCCGCAGCGTGTCTGTGCCGCGGAACTTCGTCCCGTCCTTGGTGTTGTGGTGGATCCACAGAAATGTCGTCGGTGGGAACGCCGTCCCGTTCTCCCGCGCCAAGCGATACAGCGTGTTCGAGTACTCCTTCTCGTACTCCTTGGCCGCAATCATCGTGCTCACCGACGTGAGTGAGTCGACTACCACCAGTACTGGCTTGAGCTCTTGCAGCCACCGCAAGAGCACCCTGTACTGGCTTTGTTGCCACTGCGGTTTGAATCGGAACCAGGTATCGGCACCGGTCGAGTCAATCCCCTGCTGATCCAGGTACTCCGCATAGTCCGTCATCGACATGTCGTTGCCGATGAACAGCACATTCCCCGAGACCGTCGGCTCGACCGTCAGCCCCCGCACCTTCATCGGCAGCTTCTGGCCCACGATCTTGGCCAGCAGCACGGCAAGGCGTGTCTTACCCATCCCGCCCCTTGCGTGCAAGAGAATCGAGCTCGGTGCCGACACAAAGTCCGGGATCAGGTAGTCCCGCTGCCCGCGCATCTTCTCCTGCCACTGCGGGTCTTCCTCTACCTGCTCCTGGTGCAGCAGGAACCGCTCGAGCGCTGACTCCACCTGCGGCCCCGACTTGTACACGTGTGTCAGCCCGGAGTCCCGCACCAGCTCCATCAACTGGTAATGCGCGAGCTCGGCATTGTCGTACCCGTTGATGATCTTCTCGGCTGCCGTAAAAAACTCCTGCCCCGATAGCCGTTTCAGCGGCGCATCTTTGATGGTGACCTCGGTCGCCGTTGCGCACGCCGGGTAGTCGTACCCCAGCTCCACGGCCAGCTCCGCCACATAGGCCTCGAGGGCGGGCCCACTCGGACGCCCAGCGTGCATGTCCTTGGTGCGGATCTTGTGGACGAAATCGAGCACGTCACCACCTACACCACACGCTTTGCAGTCCCAGCAACCGGTCTCTTCCGCGTACTGGAATGTCGTCCCGCTCTGCCCCCCGTGCCACGGGCAGCCGCTCATGCGCTGGGGCTTATCTCCACCGCGGCTCTTCCACCCGTACCGGTCAAACACCTCGTGGTTGAACACCAGATCAGCCAACCGCGGCCGCAGCAGCGACTGCACCTCCTCCTTGAAAAACCACCCACGGATCTGACGTGGCGGGACAGCTGTCTGCCCCCCGAGCTCGCTCATCACCTCCTTCTGCTCAGCCTCGGACAGCCATTGCACCGGCTTCCGATGTGGGCGCAGCACATCCAGCACCCACTGCGGTGCCGTCTCTACCTTTCCGCCGTTGTAGTTGAGGAACCGATAGGGCTGTTTTGTTTCCGGGTGTGGTGAGCCAGGGACCACGCTCTGACAGGCGTTGAACCGCAGCACCACCTCTTCGTAGGCAGCCCCACTGATCGCGTCCACATCACCACCGGCACCCCGGTTTGTATCCCCATGCCCCAGGTGCCACTGCCCATCGTCCGTGCGCAGGATCAAGGTCTTCACATCCCCGAGCTCGGGAACCAAACGCTTGGGTACCTGATACAGGATCTGCCGACGCCCGGGCTTACCCGAAGTCCACGACATGGTCCGCTCCTCGCCATAGACCTCGTACTCTGGCCCTGCCACTTCGCGATAGCGCTGATCGGCGTCAAGCCCATCGATGTCGAGGGCTATGAGTCCCCCCGAGAACGAACCTGTCACCACACCCAGGCCTACGTATTCCTGCCTGAGCTGGTAGGCCGTCATGCACTCAATCCGCGTCAACGGCTTAGTGCTCCACTCCTTTACAAAGGTGGCTTTTCCCGCAACTGGCACAAAAGCCCATCCATCTGGAAATACATCACGTCGCAGCAATTCGATAGCTCGCCCTTTTAAGAGATCCGAGCTATTGCCATTGAGCTCTTTGTCCATTACGATTTCAGCAGCAAGTGAAGGCCAAGACCCTCCGCCACAAGCGGGGGGTTTTTTCTTGACCGTGTTTCACCGTAACGAGCTACCAGATCCCTGACAACCCACCGCGGTAAGTCTCACGAGACTCACTGATTATTGCGAGTTTTCCTGCAGATCGTTGACGAAGTCACGCCAATCCCGTACGATCTGCTCACGAGGCCGGGAAACCCCCGACCTCTGGCACATCACCCACTATTTACGGGATTTCGCCCCCATGTCCACGTTCCTTTCAAAAGTTGCCATCGCGGAGATCTCCAAGGAGTCTTCCGGCGCCGGTCGCTATCTGAACCCCTCCAAGATCACTGACGAAGTCCGAGTGCGCTTCTTCGGTGAAGGCGCGACAGGTTTCGAGGCCTGGACCACCGACAACAAGCCCATCCGCTGGGAGAGCAAGCCCGAAGAGCTCCCCTCCAATATCCGCCAGCAAGAGGGCTACCAAACCGTCAAGCGTTTCATCGCCGGTGTGGTCTACGACTACTCCTCTGATGACTTCAAGATCCTGCAGATCACTCAGAAGACTCTGATGGATCAGCTCTTCAAGTTCATCTCCGACGAAGACTACGGAGACCCCACTGGCTACGACGTAAAGATCGGCAAAACCGGTGAAGGTAAAAAAACCGAATATACCTTAGTAGCCGCACCTCCTAAGGCTGTCAAAGCTGACCTTCAGGCACGCTTCGATGACCTCACGTGTGACCTGAATCGCCTCTACGACGGTGAGGATCCATTCGCTGAAGCCTCCGCCTAACAGCCACAGGGGAGCTATCTGCTCCCCTTTTTACTTAGTACCTCATGGACACCACACAGCTGCTCGGACGCAACATTCGCTTCCATCTCTTCCGCACCCGGCTAACACTGCGCGATGTCGCCGAAGCCTCTGGCATATCCCCCTACTCCCTTGGTCGCATGGCCAGTGGCAAAACCAAGCTGATCGATCCCAACGTTCTCGCCGATCTCATGCATGTCTTCCACTGCGACGCCAACGCGCTGCTCCTACCCATCGAGGGCGTCCCCTATGACGGCTGACCTCATCCGCGGCCTACCCAAGTACGAACCAATCCGCTCCCACGAGAACGGTGAACGCAGCTACTCCACACCACTCGGATCCTGCAGCTCCGTTACCACAATCCTGAGCGGCACCCGCGATAGCTCCGGCCTGCAAGCTTGGCGCGAGTCCGTCGGTGAAGCCCGCGCAGACTTCATCTGCAACCTCGCCAGCTTCCGCGGCACCCGCCACCACGACGCTGTCGAGCGCTACCTACTCGACGGCACCGAGCCCGGTTTCGACTTCCTCAACACGCCCTACTGGAACAGCACGCGCAGCTTCCTCGACCGCATTCGCCGTCCTCTCGTCTGCGAAGGAGCTATCTACCACCCGCTCCGCTACGCCGGCACGTTCGACTGCATCGCTTATCTAGAGGACGATGGTGAACAGCCCTCTTTGCTGGACTGGAAAACAGCCGATAAAGTCCGCAACCCAGCAAAGATGTACGAATACTCGTTGCAAGTTGCTGCTTACACCGCCGCCGCTAATTACGTCTACAAACCACAAGGCCTAAATATCACCCGAGCGCTGATCGTCGTAGCTATCCCCGACGAAACCCCTCAAATCGAAGAGCTCTCGCTCCGCAAGCTCACCCAGTACATGCAGCACTTCGAGGCTCGCATCAAACGCTTCACCCGGTCCCGCGCATGAGCGAAACCACCCCTATCCACGCTCTGGTCAGCAACGTCATCGGAGGCTCCCTCCTAGTGCAGCACGCCAACGCGCTGGACATCGATCCCGAGCTGCTCGCTGACCCCAGCAGCCCCGAGTCCTTCGAGCTCTACCGCAAGCTCACCACGCACCTAGGCCTCGACTTTGAAGTCGCCGCTTCGCACGTTCTGAGCTCCGTGACAGCACTGCTCATCGACGCCGAGATCAAGGACTACAACGTCCGCTACCTCGCCACCGCGCTCTGGAAAATACTCGGCGATCCCGCACATAACGGCGACGAACCCCCACCGATCTACAACGAGGCCGCCAAGGCGATGTACGCCTGGACCCTGACCCTTCTCCACCCCACTTTTATCCGCCCCTGATCATGCTCATCGGTATCTACTCTCCCGCCGCCGGCAGCGGCAAATCTTCCGTAGCCGACCACCTGGTCACACAGCACGGCTTCACCCACCTCAGCTTTGCCGAACCGCTCAAGTCAATGATCAGCTCGCTGCTCTATGACTTCGGCTATAGCCCTCAGGACGCGCACCACGCGACCCACGTCGCCAAAACCGCCCCTCTCCCCGAGATCGATGACAACGTCGACGCTCGCCACCTACTCCGCACCCTGGGCACCGAGTGGGGCCGCGGCTGCGTCCACCCCGACATATGGCTCCGCTGCTGGACTTCCCGCTACATGCGCCTCCAGCTTCAAGGCATCGAGCGCGTCGTTGTAGATGACATGCGTTTTCTCAACGAAGCCGCCCTCCTCGATCGCTTCGGCGCCCATCTCTGGAAAGTCACGCGCCCGGGAACCGAGCGCAACACAGACCACGCCTCTGAAGGCGGCCTCGACCACCTCCATGCCCTGACTGACCCCGAGAACGATTGTTCCCTCGCCTTCCACCACATCATCGAAAACGACGAATCCCTTTACGCGCTATACAGCCAAGTAGACGACGTCCTCGCGTTTGATTATTTCTCCGAAGTCATATGAGCTCACTATCCGTAGTCGAATTGCGTGCCCACTCCACCAACGTTGAAGACCACATAGCCAGAGTGCTCAACGACTTCAGCGAAATCACTGGAGTAGCCGTCGAAGCTTTAACAATCACCCCAGCTTCCACCGCCGATTCCTTCAGCACCACATACTACGTTCAGCTAAAAATCACCCTCTAGTGGATCAGCATCTCGCCACCGTCCTACCGCAGTACATGCGGCTCGCCTCCAGTGCATCTGCCGAAACCATCCGTCGCAACCCCGTCACCGGCCCCTACAGCGAGCTCTACTTCAAGCTCGCTCGCCAGCACGGCCTCACCCACGCCCGAGCCTGGCTACTCGGCTCACTGGTCCGCGACCTTCACAGCTCCGCTGCTTCTTGATCAGCGATGTCGGACCTCATCTCCCAGTACCTCAGTGACATCTCCCGGCATCCGATCCTCTCGCGCGAAGCCCAGCTCCGTCACGCCTATCGCATCCGCGCATGGGTCGACTACACCCCACCCGGCTCCACCGAGCCCGACCGCTCCGCCGCCCCCGCTCACATTGCACGCCCCGGCAAGCGCTCCCTGGACATCATGGTGCGAACCAACCTGCGCTTAGTTGTCCACCTCGCCAAGCGCTATCAGAACCGAGGCCTCGAACTCAGCGATCTGATCCAGGAAGGCAGCCTCGGTCTCATCCGAGGCATCGAGCTCTTTGACCCAACCCGCGGATACGCCTTCAGCACATACAGCTATTGGTGGATCCGCCAATCTATTTCACGCGCAATCTATAACTCCTCCCGCACAATACGGCTACCAATAAACGTGCAGGATCTTTCTACCAAGATCAAGCGCGCCATGCACACTCTGACTGCCTCTTACGGCAGACCCCCCTCCATCGATGAGCTCAGCACCGAGCTCGAGCTTCCCCCTGAGCGCATCACCGAGACCTTGATCAGCTGCACCATTACCAGCTGCACCTCCATTGACGCCCTATGTCAGCTCTCTGATGCCCCCATCTCCGAGGTACTCAGCTCTGACAACCCGACCCCGTCAGAAAGCCCAGAACTCACCGTATCCCTCATCGAGCGCGAAGAGCTTCTACAAAAAGCCCTCGCGACCCTTGACCCTACGCAACTCCTTGTGGTGCAAGCGATCCACTTTGAGCAACGCAGCCGCCACGAGCTATCCGACGAGCTCGGTATATCCCGCTATTGCATCTCATCGATCTACAAAAAAGCTATGCACAAGCTAAGAGTAGAGCTCACTTATAACTGGGATGCGTTTAACGAGTGAGCTACCAGACAGTAAATTCTTCTACTTCTATGCCCTCCATAGCAAAAGCGTATACACCTGTGTGCTTACAGCGGTATATACGCTGATAGATAGTGGAGTAATTTAGTCCTACTTCTTTGCATAAGCTCTTAGCGCTATACAGTATTCCCTGGTATAAGTACATGGTTTTAGTTACGTTACCCACTACAGGTCTTTTACTACGTAGTATCCTAGATACAGCTATGCGCACTGTTTGTTCCTGTGGGGATACGTAGTCTTTATTCTGTCTGCTCTTAGCTACTCCGCTTTCATCCCGTCCGTTATCATCTTGCCATCCTAGCGCTAGTTCTTCTTTTCCTATGTGTCGGACAACCATACTACCTGGATTTTGACCGGTTTTTAAGTAGTACGCAATCCTGTGTGCGTAAAATACTCCATGCCCCCGCACGGACACTAACCATTTTGCTCCGTTTTTTGAACCAGCTGGTTCACCTATTTTAGCTTTACCATTTTTACTAGCAACTTTCCATACAAGGCCCGAAGGCGAGGTACTAGATAGCTCGAGCAGATCTTCAACTATTGGTGGAATGGGGCGTGGAGCGCCATTCCTGTTGAGCGCGTAGTGCACATCGGTCAGCGGAAGGCAGCGCTGGTATGTCTGAGCAGGCATACAGGTCTCTGAGGTACCCCACAAGCATACCCCCTACAACTTTTATTTATATACAGTTTTTCTAGCCCAGGATGTGACATATCCCCCTCTAGCCCAGTCTCACTGCGACGCAGGGCTGGACTCATGTCCCTCAGGTGCGACGCATGAGACTCATGTCCCTCAGGTGCGACGCATGAGACTCACTGGGGTAGCTTGACGGCCGCGCGGTGCCGTGCCAGACTGACCTCACGCGCGCACATCATGCGCGTTTTCGTCTTCCTAGGCAACCCTCCCTAGCGGGTTGCTTGACGGATTGGCGGACCCCGTGCAATACTCAAGACATCGGGAGCGCAGCCGCCCCGCGGAGCCTAGGCCTCAGGTCAGCTCCCCATGGCTGCGCACCGGTACCGGCTCCGGCCGGTTGCTTGACAGATCGGCACCCCACGTGCCACACTTCATTCAGTTCAGAACCACCAATGCATTAAGCGCAACAGCGCAGCCGATAAAGCGCGGCCGGCCGGGCGGATCCCGGAGCTATAGCAGCAGTGCGCCCAAACTGACTGGGCGCTAGCTCTTGCACCTCACGGACGGCCTGCTCGGATCACACCGAGCACGAGGACCGTCGCCGAGATACCCGAACGCCGTAACAGTTGGCGATAGAGGGTGAGGCGATCAGTACCCGATGGCTGGGGGCAAGCAAGCGAACGCGGAACCTCCTGCAGGAGGGCGCACTGCATGTGTTTTTACCGATCCCGCTGCTGCAGGGGGATCAACGCTGCTCCCGACAGGGATCACAGCGGGTGCACCGGCCCCTTAACGCCCGGTCTGCAGATACGCCCATAGGGCAGCCCGCCGCTCCGGCTTCACTAGGACGGCCAAGCCCCGGCACACGGCTCTGCCGGGCACAAACCATCTCCCCCAGAAGTTCCCCCTGGCGCACTGCGTCCGGGGGTCTTTTGGCTGAGGTGCTTTGCATCTCACGTCCCCAAGCTGTGTCCAGCATGCGTTTCAATTCCGCCATCCATGCCTTCCTTTGGGCCGACAGCAACGGCCCCGGCACCCGTATCAGCAACGACCTGATGCACCGCATCGGCGCCGATTGGGAGCGCTTCCGCGAAGCCGCCGAAGCCCTCGGCTTCGACGCCACCGAGCACCGCGCTACCGCCATAGACCCCACCGAGGGCGATGAATGGGACTACGCCGCCCACGATTTCATCCTCACCCGCAATCACCACGGTGCCGGCTTCTGGGATGGCGGCTGGCACGCCCCCTGGGGCGAGCGCCTCACCGCCTTAGCCCACACATTCCCAGTCCTATCTCGATGACGACGACATCCTCCGCCTCTATTGACATGCAGACCCACTTCCGCGACCCCGCTACCCCGCCCGTCTCCCCCGAGCAACTCCGTTCCGTAGGTGTGGACCCCGCCGACCTCTATTGGTCCGGCACCTTCCGTTCGTGGCGCCTCGCCGGCCCCGTCGCCACCCGCTCCCCCTACTTCACCACCGGCCAGATCCTCCACGAGCTCGGCCTGACCCCTCACCCCGACGCCTGACCATGCTCCTAATCGACACCTCCACCGGCACCCCCATACTCCCCCGCTGAATCGCCCCCGGAGCTCCACCCCTTCTATGGGCGGGCTCCCTGGGCGCCTCGCCCCTTCCCTTCACAAACAGCATGTCCCGCAAACTTCGCGGCTTCATCGTCGATCGCGGTCTCTCCCCGATCGACGGCGAGCCCTACATCGCCGTGCTTGTTCTCCAATCCGAGAACGCCAAGACCGGCAACATGTGCCAAGTCTTCATCCTCCGCCCGGACGTGCCTCCGCTGGAGGCCATCGCGTCTGGCGCCGACCGCACCATCTGTGGCGATTGCCCGCACCGCAGGCGTCAAGTATGGGATGCCAAGCGCAAGCGCTTTCGCTGGGTGCGTTCCTGCTATGTCGACGTGGGCAAAAGCGTGAGGTCAGTCTGGTACGCATTCGCCCGGGGCAGTTATCCCGAGTACGACCCCGCTCTACACGCCCGCTACCTCCGCGGGCGTCGCATCCGCTGGGGTGCCTATGGCGATCCGGGCATCCTCAACGCGCCCGTAGTGCGTAACCTCAACGCCATCGCCGATGGCCACACCGGCTACTGCCACCAGTGGCGCCAACCATGGGCGCAATGGGCGGTTGGCCTGTTCCAGGCCTCGTGCGACAGCTTCCAGGACTATCTGGACGCTTCCGCCATGGGCTGGCGCACCTTTGCCGTCGTGCCCCAGGGCGACGCCCCCTACAGCGGCAAGCTCTGCCCCGCCACCGCCGCCGACTCGCGAGCGCAGTGCCTTACCTGTCGCCTCTGCGACGGCGCCAAGACCGACATCTTCGTAGAAGCCCACGGCGTCGGCGCCGCCTACGTCAACACATGACCCGCAAACCCCGCACCACCACCATGACCCGCCCCCGCCGCCCCACCCCTCCCTGGGTCCGCGCCGAACACATCGCCGGACTGTGCCTCGGCCTGGCCCTCGCCGCCATGGCCGTCGACTACGGCTACCAGCGCCCCAGCAACACACTGCCCCCCACCCCCACCCTCTACGCCCCATGACTGACGCCCCCGATCCCCGCCCCCTCAGCCCCCGCGACCCCGAGCCCGACGCTCCACCCATCCGCGTCTGGCACTTCCTCTCCGCCGACCTCGAACACGAGCACTGGGTGGAGGACCCCACCGAGGTCGAGCCCCTCCTCATCGAGTACGCCACCCGCGCGCAGCCCTACACCCTCAACCACTACGTGGAAGATCCGCACTAACTGCAGCAAAGCTGCTAACTTCCTTGCGCTCCTCACCGATCCTTGCTAAACCTCACGCAGATGCGTAACCTGACCCGCACAACCCGCACCTACAGCCCCACCGGCGCCATCGGCCGCCGTCTCACCGCAGCCCACGAGCTGCAACTCCAATCGCAGCGCATCACCGCTGAGCTCACCGCTCACCGCACCTGGCTCTGCGACCGCATGGAGCGCCTCGACCTCGACCGCATCGAGCAGGGCGACCTCATCGTCACCCGCAAACTTCGCCACCGCTGGACTTACACCCCCGAGACCGAGGCCGCCATGGAGGCCCTCCGCAAAACCCAACTCCGCGAGCAGGCCGAAGGCCTCGCCACCGACTCCCCCACCGTCTACGTCGCCCTCACCACTCAGTACCTGCAATGAGCCTCACAGCCCTCTCCCCCACCGAGCTCCACCACACCGTCACCGCCATGGAGCGCCACGGCGGCGGCTTCTGCCGCGCCCTCGCCGCCGCCTGGTACGTCGCCGACCCCAGCAACAAGCGCCGCCTCGAGAACGCCTTCAACCACATCCTCGAGGACTTCGCCCCCGGCTCTTACTTCTACAACCGCTGACCCCATGCGCATCATCACCCTTCAAGTCGTGCGCGAGCACGGCACCGAGCCACGCCTTGCCGTTCAAGTGGATGGCCGCCGTGGCGTCCCTTCATTCCTCGCCCCTGAGGACGTTGGCACCTGGATCCAGGGCTTCATCGCCGCACTCCCCCCGCTGGAGGACTGATGCGCCGCTTGCTCCTCTCCTTCGCAGCCGCCGCGCTCTGCACCCCCGCGCAGGCCCGCACCGTCACCGCCACGGGTACAATGGGTTGGTTGCATGAAGAGCCTTGACCGAGGAATGGAAGCCTGTCCCGCTTGAGGGCTACTGTCACCTCTACTTGGTTTCCAGCCTGGGGCGCATCAAATCCCTCGATCGCCAGGTCGTCGAGAAGACAGGCTTTATGCGCCTACACAAGGGAAAGCTGCTCACTCCAAAGAAGACCGGAGCATACCTGGGCGTTTCTTTCTTCGACGGTGTGAGCAGCAAACGCTTCTACATCCACCGACTGGTGGCAATGGCGTTCATCCAGAACCCGTTCAACAAGCAGTTCGTAAATCACCTCAACTTTGACCACCGTGACAATCGTGCAGAAAATCTGGAATGGGTCACTCCAAAAGAAAACACTGCCTGGAGCGCAGCTGCTGGGCGGCTCAAAAGCGGTGAAGTCCCGCGCGGAGCCGAATGCCAGCGCAGCAAACTCAACGATGAAATGGTCCGCGAAATGCGCCTCACTTGGAAACCAGGCGCATCAATGCAGGAGCTTGCTCGTCAGCACGAAATCACGCCGGCGGCTATTTACAAGATTCTTCGCGGCAGCAGTTGGAAGCACGTGGAGCCTCCTGTTGCCGTCAACTGGGCACGCTAGAGAAGTAACAGCTTCTGTTTACGACTCCTGGTACCACGGCCGCACCACCTACTGCGGCGACGTCTACCGCCACTGGGAAACCTCCGCCGCCCACCCCTGGCTCCCCTGCGGCACCCGAGTGCGCGTCTCCCACCGAGGCCGCACCCTCACGGTGCCCATCACCGACCGCTGCGACTGCGCAAGTTTGGATCTCAGCGGCGGCGCCGCCTACCGCCTAGGCGTCCCCCTAGACGGCATCGCCTCCGTGCACATCTCTTACTGAGTCTCATGAGTCTCACTATCCGCTACACCCGCCGCACCATCTACCCCGTTTGCGCCCCCAATGCCTGACCTCACCCTTCCCACTGTTCATCTAAACGGCACCAGCCGCGCCACCCTCTCTGAGGGCTACTTCAACGCCTACCGCGCCCTGCAAGACGCCATCCGCGCCTTCCACGAGATCGAGTTCAACTGCCGCGACTACTACGTCCAGCCCGCCGGAGCCTGGGCCACAGCCGTCACCGAGCGCGACGCCGCCGCAGCCCACCTCCGCGCGGTCCAGCAGTACCTCGAAGCCCACCTCATCCACCTCGGCGAATGAACGACCCTGCTTTCAACCTGCTTCAGCTTGAGTCGCGCCCCAACTGGTACGACCACCTCAGCGCCGTCGAGGCCGCCATGGCCGCCCAGGACCGCATCGACACCGCCCGCTTCCGCGCCGGCTGGTCCGGCGATGAGGGCGGCTGGTACTCCCCCGACGGCATCCACGAATCCGACTGGGAGCTCGAGGGCTACCCCTTCCCCGAGGACGAGGGCTATGCCACCTTCTGGCACGCCTACATCCACAGCGCCTCCGTCTGACCACCCGGAGGGCTGCGCCTCCGCTACCAACGCAGCCGGTTCCGCCGGCCCAGCACCCCTACCGCACCACCATGCGCGACTACAGCCCCAACACCGTCACCACCGCCTACGCCGCCGACGGCCGCGGCCCTGCCGTTTACGGCAAGTACCGCGAGCACGGCTACGCCGTGAACCCCCTCACCGCCCAGCTCGGCACCTTCGTCCCCGAGCGCGCCTCCGCCACCGAGGCCTTCGCCATCGCCGGCCTCAACTGGACCGCCGAGAAGCGCCCCGTCTTCTACATGGGCCCCGACGGCCGCCGCATCGAGGCCCCCGACCACTGCTCCATCGTCCGCAGTGACAACGACGCCCTGCTCGGCATCCACGGCACCGCCTACACCCCGGTGCAGAACGACGCCCTGATCAACCTCCTCGACTACCTCCGCGAGAACATCCACCTCGAGACCGTCCTCTCCATCCGCGACGGCCGCCGCGTCTTCGCCACCGCCGCCATCGACACCGAGAGCGAAGTCGTCCCCGGCGACCGCGTCCGCCGCTACCTCCACCTCTTCAACTCCCACGACGGCAGCTCCGGCTTCGGCGTCTTCTTCAGCGACGTCCGCCTCGCCTGCGCCAATCAGCTCAACTACCTAACCGGCCGCGCCGCTACCCACGCCGCGTCCGCCGGCACCGGCCTCCGTCGCAAGCACACCAGCAGCGTCACCGAGTTCGCCCGCCATCTCCCGCAGCTGATCGACATCGAGCGCCGCACCTTCGCCGCCTCCATCGACGAGCTGCGCTCCCTCGCCAGCCTGCGCCTCACCCCCGAGACCGCCCGCCGCGTCCTCGAAGCCACCTACGCCGACAAACTCACCACCCCCATCCGCGACAAATCCACCGGCGACAAGCGCCCCCGCGTGCTCGCCGACCTCCCCGAGATCGCCACCATCCGCAGCCACTACTCCGGCACAACTGGCCTCGGCATTCACGACATCCCCGGCATCCCTGGCACCGCTTACGCCCTCTTCAACGCCATCACCCAGCACGCCACCCACGACTCCGGCCGTGCCACCGACTCCACCGAGCGCGCCCGGGCCCGCCTCGAAGCGCTCTGGGGCGGCGCTGCCGCCAAGCGCATCGAGCGCGCCCGCGAAGCCTGCTTGGCGCTGGTGTAGCCAGCACCCTGCTGTGGCCGGCTCCGCCGGCCTTCCTACCCTTGCCCTAGAGCGCCCTCCAGCCGTGCAAATCCCCGACAGCCCTGAGGCACTCTTCGAGCACCTCAGCGACAGCAGCGTCCGCGAGATGTTCTCCAACTACGACGCCCTGCGCCCCCGACACCGCAAGCTCGTCCACCTGCTCCACACCGAGCTCACCAAGGGCGAACTCAGCGACTCGGCCTTCATGGACACGATCGCCTTCATCACCCTGCTCTGGCGCTGCTTCAACCGCACCGCCTGCTTGCAGATCGAGCAGCTGATCGACGACCACGACGAGCTCGAACCTCGCTGGATCAACGCCGCCCTCGACTACGCCCGCGTCAACCAGTTCATCGACGCATGCCTCAACCTCTACGACGCCGCCCCCGACCTAACCGAGCTCGACGGCGAGAGCACCTACCACATCCGACGCACCTTGCCAGACTGATAAAGCCGGCCCTCCCCGAGCGCTGAGCGCCGCCCGGCCCACTCTTCACTCCCCTTCACGGCCCTGCCGTTGCTTTCGCATGGCTTCGCTTGCGTTCGCCTACTACGACCTGTGCAACCCCACCACAGGCACCATCCTCTATCGCACTTGCGCCACCACCTCCGAGATCCTCCAAGCCAATGCCCGACTACGAGACAGCGGGATATCCAGCCGCTACTACCCAGCCGACACCTTCCACGCGCCTCTACTACACGATCCGCGCTGAGGGCGGCTTCCTCGCCGCCAGCCACGCCTCCGACGGTCCACCCATCACGACAACCGCCGCCCCCGAGAGCGCCACGCGCTTCGTCGACATCCTGACCGCCGGTCGCCGCGCCGCCGCGCTACAGCAACTCGGCTGGCGCGACCTGCGCGTCATCGCCATCTACCTCCCATCCACACGCCCATGAGTAAAGCCGTCCCCCCTGAGCGCTACACCGAACTGATCACCCTTGCGGAAGCCCACTACTCCCGCCAAGGCTTCGTCAAGTGGAGCGCCCTGGCCACCGAGCTCGGCCTCAGCCGCCAACGCATCCTCCAGCTCATGCAGCAGGCCGTCGGCCTCGGCTACATCACCAGCGACGACCTCGACCGCTATCGCTCCGAGGCCGCTCGCCGCATGGCCGCCCGCACCAACCGCGAGCTACGCCGCGACCTGGAGCGCCTCAAGCTGCAGGTCGTGCTCACCCCCGACAATCTCAGCTGGCTCGACGCCGCGCTCGCTGCCGCCCCCTACGGCATCACCCGCAGCGACCTGATCAACACAGCTATTGCACATTTCCGCACCGCCACCAATGCGTAAAGCCACCCTCTTCCGCTCCATAGCCCGCTACTGCTCCGAGCTCGCCCCCATCGCCGGCCCCGTGCTGCTCAGCGCCGCCGACCTCGCAGGCGCCCTCGAACGCGCCGCCCTACCGGCAGCCGCACCACCCGCCAAACTGCCGGGATCCCCCGAGGACGACTGATCCGCACCCCTTGCCCACCCACATCGACCCTCTGCAACTCCCTGATGACCACTTCATCGAGCGCGCCCGCGCCATGTGCGCGACAAAGATCCCTCACCTGAACCGCCAGGCAGCTGCCGCGCACCTCCGCCGCGGCAGCTACAACGGCACCCCGTATCACTGCCCTATCTGTGGCGACTGGCACACCACGACCTACGACCGTGCCCAAGCCAAACGCTTCGCTCGCCGCTTGTCCCGCCTACTCCGCAACTAAATGCAACGCACAAAGCTTTATCAAGCCCGCCTTCAATGCCGCACTATCGGCTTGATGGCATTTGACTTAGAAGATGCTAAGGTCTGTCTGCAAGAGCTTTACCCCAATGAAACGATACTAAGTCTCATACTCGCTCCCGAATGGTGCAACGACGATGACGCTGCGTAGCACCCACACCAAATGACCCTGCACGAGATCGAACTACTAACAGCTATCTACATAGCTGCTTGCTTCCTTCTACTGTTCATCGCCTCCAAACTCCTGCCATGACAATCGACCCCAAAACAGAACAGCGTCGTCAGGACTACCTCGACGCCCTGTACGAACGCAGCGGCCGCATCTGCAGCACCTACACCGGCCTCTATCAAGAGCGCCTCACCGAGCTCGTCCAACGCGACATGCAGGAGATCCTCAGCGATGCCTGACTATGCAACACCCGAGCAGTGGGCCCAGTGCGAGGAGTGGGTGAACAACCCCGTCGTCGGAGCTACCGATGCTTGCCTCCTGGAGCTCCGCACCAGGGTCAGCGCGCTTGAAGACGACAGCTGGAAGCAAGCAGAGAGCGCCCGCTTCTGCGTTGATGTACTGGTCAAGCGCATCGAAGCGCTGGAGGCCAACTCCAAGCGAACTTCTAATCCAAGCCAAATTAGGAGTTCGCTTGTTGAGGATCTCGCCGATCTGATCGCTGTGCAGACCAGGGATCACGGCACCGAGGACGACACAGCCGGCGGCACCCGCGCCGGCTGGCTCCTCGAGCGCGAGGCAGAGCGATGACACAACACCCCATCACCCCACCGCCGGAGCTGGTGCAGGAGTGGACGGATGCTTTCTGGAACGAGCCTGGAAATTATGTTGGCATAGATGACGAAGCATTAGCCACCCGCGCCGCCCAATGGGGCGCCGACCAAGAGCTGGAGGCGTGTTGTGAGTGGCTAGAGGAAGAAACCCCGGAGCCATATATCAACGCACTCCGTGCTGCCCGCCGCCCATCTCTGAAGCCGCCGAGCCTGAAGGAGCAGGCGCTAGAGCAGTTGGATGGAATTGCAGCCGTATTCCGAATGTCTCACGGTGGCGATCTCGTGTGCGACACCATCCGCCGCGCCATTGAGGCGCTACCTGAATGACTAAACAACAACAACAACCCATCACCCCACCGCCGGAGCTGGTTCAGCAATGGGTTGATGCTTACTTTGGTGGCACGGTTGCCCAAACCAACTTTCATTTAGACCTTGCCACCCGCGCCGCCCAATGGGGCGCCGACATTGAGCTGGAGGCGTGCTGTGAGTGGGTCAAAAGCAAGCAGACCTATTGGGCACACGACGAACTTCGCGCCACCAGGCGGCCCAAACCGCCGAGCTTGAAGAAACAGGCGCTTGACGAGCTGCACATCAGTTTCGACAGGGGCTACCTCAAGGAAGGAGCTGCCGACACCATCCGCCGCGCACTGGAACAGCTCAATGACTGACTTTATGAATCTTCT